AAAGCAGCAAACAAATATGGTAGTCGTGTAAGAACAAAAGGAGCAGAACTTCTTAAGAGTCTTCAGAAAACTAATAAGGATCAAACAGCAAAATCAACTAGGATTCAGCAAAATATAGATACTGATCTAAAAGGCAGGATGAGTTCTGCTTCTAAAAATTTAAATACCAATAAAGCATCTTCTGCTTATAAGAACGAACTTCAGAGTAAAGGTGATAAAGTAATTGAAAAGATTAGAAAGCAGAATAGAACAGGATCTCCTAAGTCAACTCCTATTAAGAAACCAAAAGTTGTAAAACAGTCTGAGGTTTCTAAGCAAATTGCGAAGCAAACTAAAGCATATAATGTAAAGCGTAATTTAGTTAAGGATAGAAAAGCTAGAAGAAATATTAGTACGTCATTTAAAAATACTATTGATAATGCAAAACGTACTTTTGGGTTAGTAGGAGATAAAGCTAAGAAGGATATTAAATTAACAAAGGATATTCTTGGGGTAGGTAGGGATATTAATACTTCTACTCCTAAACCTTCTAGTACTCCTAAACCTTCTAGTACTCCTAAGACTTACGTAAGAAGTACTCCTTCTACTCCTACTACTCCTAAATCTACTAAACTTACTGATGTAAAAACATATACAAAAGGTACTAAAACTCCTGCAGGAAAAGTACCACCTATTAAACCACCTTCTAAAGTAGATATTACTGATATTACAGCAACATCAGTCAAAGGACCTAAGATAAAAGCACCTAAACCTACAGCACCATCAAATCTTAAACCATTTAAAGATTTTGCTAAGACTGCAGGATATAATCCTACAAAGACTGGATTTAAAGCACCTAAACCTACATTAACTTCCCTTAAACCTAATCCAAAACTAACAAATAAAGTTAAGACTGCGTTTGAAAAGGGTGCAACTAACACTAGTACAAAGGTAGCACAGCAAGTTGGTAAGAAAGGATTTAAAGCGTTTGCTAGTAAGGCACTTAAAACCTTAAATCCTGTAGCAAGAGTTGCTGGATATGCAATGGATGTGGGTGATGCTTATAAGGATACAAGAGCAAAAGGTGGAAGTAAAGCAAGAGCGATTACCAAGGGTATCGTTAAAGCAGCTGCTTATCCTTTAGGTTGGGCACTTGGTACTGCTGGTGGTGCTTGGACTGGACCTGGTGCATTTGTTACAGGAATGGCTGGAGCAGAACTTGCATCAACTGCTTCTGGAAGAATCTTTGATAAGATTGCAGGACCTACTAAGTTACAAAAAGCTCAAGCATCTCTTGAGAAGCAGAAGCAAGAATTGAAGAAGAAACAGAAAACAACCACGACTGGTGGTAGTGGAAATCCTGGATTTGGTATGGGATTATTAAAATCAATGCCTAAAAAGTATCAAACATCTGGTATTAATATATCACAAGAACCCACTAATAAGAAATAGTATAACAATTCTATATAAATATAAATAATTGTTGTAGAAGAATACCTAAACGATGTCTAACCTAAGAGAAGACTTTGGAGAATTATATTCTCAAGTTAATGAATTGTATGTTGACGAAACTAAAAAGAGAGTATCTGAAGTTATATCGGTTCTTATTGATGAAGGGTATAGTGACTCTGCAATAAATTGTTATTTTGAAAGTCAAGATAATGTTAATATTGTAGAAAAATATACAAATATTTCCGAATCTTATGAGATTCCAGAGCAAAATATTGATAGAGTAGGTAGTTTATATCAAGAAGGATGGGCTGGTAGATTAGCTAAGAATCTATTCAAGCACAGTAAAACTTTAGGTAAAGGTGCTAAGAAATTTGTAACTGGTGGAAAGAAAGTAGCAGGTAAAGTTGGTGATGATGTTGTTAAGGCAACTGCTAAAACTTCTAAAGGTAATACAGTTACTGGTAGTAATTGGACGAGTGGTGCTAATCCAGCAGGTAAACCTGCAGCCAAAATAACTAACGATAGTTTAGGTAAGCAGATTAAAGATACTACTAAGTCTGCAAAGCAAGCTGTTAAAAATAATAAATGGGGAACTGCTGCTGCAGGTGTTTTAGGAACAGGTATTGTCGCTGGTGCTCTAACTGGTGGAGAGGATGCTAATAAGAAAGCAATGGAGAAGTTGAAGAAGGATAAGGCTGAATTAGATAAGCAATTGAAAGGTGATACTACTGATACTCCTCCTAAGACTGAAACACCTAAAGTAAATAAACCAGAGAAAGGAAAGTTTACACAATCTAAAGTAGAGAAACCCAAGACAGTTGCTCCAGCGAAGAAAAAAGCGAATGTTCCTGATGGAATAGCAAGAGGTATTACTGGTGCGATGGATATAGCAACTGGTAATTTGACAGACTTTGACCAGCGTGGTGGAAAACCATTTGGATTGGCAAGAGTTGTAGCTGGTATCGCTGATAAACTTACAGGTGACAGAACTGATTTTGATAAGAGAGGAGCATCAAAATTAAACAAGGGTCAAAGAGATGAGAGAGATAAGAATTATGTGAAGAAAAGTGAAACTCCTAAGAAAACATTACCAACTCCAGTACCAGATAAAAAGACTGAAACAAAGAAGGATACTGGACTATCATTTGCAGATGCTATAAAATTAGCTAATCAGATGAGTAAAGATAAAGGTACTAAAGTACCACCTAAACCAACAAATCCTAGTGGTAAAGAATTACCAAAAGCAAAAGCAGTTAAGCCTGGTACTGCTAAATCAAATATGATCGCCAGAAACAAGGAAATACATGGTGGTGAGAAGATTGATAAATTGAGAAGTAAAAATGCTGCATTCCAATCTGCTAAGAAGAAAGGAAGTGGTTACAGCATGGATGACTTTGTAAAAGACTTCCCTAATTCTAATACAGCAAAGGATAGAAGGAAGAGTAAGAGAGTTACTTCTGTAATGGATATGGAATCTTATGATCCATATAATATAGTTCTTGATTACTTACTAGAAACAAATCAAGTAGCGACAGTTGAAGAAGCAAACTATGTAATGCTTGAAATGGATTCTAAAACGATTCAAGATATTGTTAATACCAAATAAGATTATGGGGGTCTAACGACCCCCTTTTTTATTACCTAGTTACTGGTTTCTTAACCATTACCGATCCTTCTACAACTCTAGTTGTTTTACCTGTTGCACTGCAAATTAATATGTCATAAAGATATCTTCCTGGTTTTATTGTTTCTGTCGTAACATCTGTCATAGCAATTGTAATTCTTCCTGTCGTTGGATCATTTGCTAGAGACACATTAAAATCAGCAATCTTTGATGATGATTCATATTTCTTTAATTGAGCACATCCTGTAAATCCAGTCAAATCCATTATACTACTGGTTTGACTATCTTCTAGTACAAAGGTTTGTGCGAAATCGGTTCCAGCATATATTCCGATACTAGCTACAAATACTGCTGCCATTACTAATTCCTATTTTAAAATATTTATGATAAATCTTTGGTAAATGCATCAATCCAATCATTACCAGAGACAGTCATTATAGATATATCTCTTTCAGCTAATTTTGCAACTAGTGCGTCATATGCTGCTTGGTTTCCATATGACTGTCTGTATATTGCAACTTTTGATCCATCTGGTAATCTATTTAACTCACAGATTTCATACATATCTGTTGCATTTGCAGCAACTCCATTGTCATAATTGACAAGTATGGGACCATATGTTTTACCATCTGCATCTTGACCAACAATTGTTGAAGTATCGTTTGTTGTTATTACATTTGATGTTGTTAATGCTATTCCAGTATAACCACCTTCTCTTATTGTAACTTGGAATCTTTCTGTTCCTTCAGTCGCCCTATCACGAGCAAGTGTTCTACTAAATGATGTAGAAGTTTGCCACACATAGATATTTCCTTGTAGTGTAGTATCACTAAAGTCAGAGGCAGTTATAGTACCTTCTTGTCCATATTGTTCTGTTGTCCAATAAAGATACTTATTAAGTGATGTACTAGGTGAATTAACTGTAAAGGTAATTGTACCACCTTCATTTGCAACAGTTGAAGATTCTGTAATTGATGTATTCATTTTATATTAGTGGCTTAACATTTACAGTGGTTTCATTTAAGAAATTATCAGGTGTTCTTAGAGTATCATAATTAGTATTACTTGCTAATGTTCCATGTCCTGAGTAACTTGGATGGATAAGATAAAGTTGTCTATTTGGATAAGTATTTCTAAAGGTTGCCCATTGAGATTCCATAGTTTCAAATGTTTGATAACTATTACCTACTATTGCAATACAAATTCTTTGATCACTATTTGGTGAGGAAAATGTACAGGATGTAGATATTCCAGCTCTTACATTTGCTGATCCTTCTACAACAATTTCTTTATCACCATTTGGTTTATTGACTAAAACATCAAAAACATATCTTCCAGACTTTAATTTAGATGTAGACCATCCTGGTAAATGAACATTTATTTTACCATTTTTTCTATCAGGAAATCCTACATTAAAACTAATGTAAGATGAACTATCTACGTGTTTTCTTAATTGGCATCTTGCAGTATAATTTGTCAAATCTATAGTTGCACCTCCACTTTCAAGAAGATCATATTCTTGATCAAAGTCTTCTCCAATATTAACTGTTATATTATTGGTATATACTACAGACATTTTTAGACTATAACGATCCTAGATATTTATCATAAATATAAGACCTATTATTATAATATGGATTATGAAAATCCCTGGTACTACCAAGGTACAGCTTTTACTTCTGACGATATTAATGATTTCTTCGGTTTCGTCTACTGTATTACTAATATTGAGTCGGGTAAACAATACATCGGTAGAAAATACTTCTACCAAAAACGTAAGCCTAGAGGTGGTAAGAGACGGGTTACGTCTGAGAGTGACTGGAAACGATACTATGGAAGCTCTGCAGAACTTAATTCAGATCGAAAGCTTCTTGGAAACTCAGCGTTCAAACGAGAAATCCTCTCCTTACACTCCAGACTTGGAGATGTAAATTATGAGGAAACAAAACAGTTATTTCTTAATAACGTTCTTCAAGAATCTCTTGACAATGGAGAGCCAGCATACTACAATAGCAACATATTAGGACGCTATATGCGAAAGGATTATGGATCTTTTGGAAAAGACACTAAAGAATAATTATGATTGGGCAATACATCGTATGGATGTTTTGTGTAAATTAGGAACATATGAAGATATTATGGAAGCAGATTCTATTCGTCAGGAGTTTAGAGAATGGATAAATCCTAATATTGAAGATCATGATATACTTTCTCTCGAATATTTTGGAGAAGGAAGTGATTTTGATAAATAAAAACTACTTGGATTAATACAATGCAAAAAATAATCAATGTACTTGCTGTTGCGTCTGCTGTTGTATCTGTTGCCGTTGTTGGCACTGGTGCTTTCGTTTACGTTAATAAAGACGCAATAATAGAAGACATCAAAGAAAAAGCACTTGGTGGTCTTGGTGGATCATTGGGTGGTGGATCATTAGGAGGAGATCTTCCTATTGGTGCTCCTGATCTTGCTTCACCTACACCTCAAGCTTCTGCACCTGATGCACCTGTTGGTCAAAGTATGGGTCTTCCTGTTCCTAGTTCTGCTTTCTAATAACAATGGCAATTTATGATGATGTAAAGATCACTATCAACCTTAATGAGTTGGTAGAGATCAGAGCGAAACT